TGGGGTGATGGATTTACAAACAAAAATTCTGGCTCGCTATGGTTTGATTCTTAAACTAACGGGGAAATCCCAAGGTGATTTAGAGAGAACCCTGAGAAGTTCAACTAATGTATTTCGGTCTATTCGGGCTATAATTGAACATACTGCCGCCTCTATCGGGAAAGCATTTCTTCCCCGGGTAAATCAGATGGGATTAGCTATAAGGGATTGGTTAAAGGAAAACAAAGACAATATCGAAGAATGGGCTGTGGTCTGGGTGGCGAAAATGGAGGAAATAGTTGATTGGTTTAAGAGGTGGGGGACTGAAATCAAACTTGTTGCTGAAGCACTTGCTGCCTTAGCTATTGTTTCTTGGGTTGCTCCTTTACTTGTAACTATTAAGGGGCTAACATTAGCCTTTTATGGGTTAGGTGCATCTCTTTTTACCACCGCAGGAGCTACGGCTGCTATGACGGCTCATTTTATGAAAGCAGGATTCTCTATGTCAGCGGCCAGTAATGTAGCAAGTATTTGGATAAGAGATGTAGGGGTAATGCGTACAAGTATTTGGCGATTAACTACCGGGCTAAAGGCATTTGGTATTGCGATGGTGGCAGCATTTACTGTTTACCAAATATATCGAGTTATTGATGCAATAAAAGAATACCGACAAGTGCTTAAAGGTGTGATCAAACACGAAGAAAAACTAACTAAAGTTTTGGAAGATGCCGCTACGAGAAGATTTGAAGCGAGGATGAAAGGATTTGGGGAAATGTGGCCGGAAGTAAAACCTTGGCCAAAGGATTTACGAGACCCAGGTAAAATTGTTCCAACGGAAGCAATGAAGAACTATGAGAAAATGATGAAAGCTCTTCAATTTGAATATGATATGCTTGGGAAAATAAATGATGTGCGGGAACGTGCAGAGGCAAAGGCTCAAGTTTGGGGGATACTCCAAGAACAAGAAAATCTTACTGCGGAGGGTCGGAACCAGAAATTAACCGCCTATATGGATTTATTGACAAGGTTGCAGGAAAAGCAAGCGAGTTTCGGTCATACAGTTCGATTGTGGATAAATGAATCTGTTGAATGGGGCAAAAATTTAGGCGGTGTATTGACTGATGCTTTTGATAATGCCTCAGATGCTTTGGCTGATTTTGTAGTAAAAGGTAAAGCAAATTTCAATGCTTTAGCTCAATCTATTCTGTTAGACCTAAACCGTATGATAATTAGAGCACAAATGGCTCAAGCCCTTGGGATGCTTATGCCAAGCTTGTTCGGTGGTGGTGCAGCAGTGGCCGGTGGTGGGGGTTCGACAGTGGCCATTGCTGGGTCAAGTGCAGCTAATCCTATGGCGGTTTTTGGTGCACCTCCTGGGTTACAACATGGTGGTGACGTTACAAAAACAGGATTGGCAGTTGTACATAAAGGAGAAACATTTTCAGGTGTCGATAAAGCGGAGGGGGGGACTCCAATCAATATTAATGTTTATGCTATTGATGCTGCCGGTACTTATCAGTTTTTGAAGAAGAACAAAAGAAATATTGCCACTATGGTTCAAGGTGAGATAGACGGAAATCATCCAATAAGAAGGAGTAAGGGATGGAAGTCATAAATACTTTTATTGGCAAACTATTCGGTTGGAATTTGAAATTTAGTGAAGAATGGTTTAATGATTTAATTGATTACGACACAGGGAAAGAACAAAGAAATCAAATATGGTCACGCCCGAAACGCCACTGGGTATTGCCGTATAAGTTATTGCTTATTGCAAATAGAGACAAATTGAAAGAATTATCCAGCAGGGCAAAAGGCATATACAATGTATTCTTATTTGACGACCCGTATGATTATCAATGTGCTTTGACAGAATGTATCATCACTGCTGTTGGAGGAGAAACAACTACCCAGCTTATCAAAACTTATTATCCCAATGAGACTGAGAAGTGGGACGAGAACAAGACAAGGATACAACCAAGTGGTATCTTTGCACCGATTGTTAAGATTGATGCCGCGACTAAAACCGAGGGCACTCATTTTACATTAGACGATGATACTGGTATTATAGACTGGACGGGGGGGTCGGCCCCCAATGGAGCTTTATCAACAGATGAAGTTGTAACTGCTAATTATCAATTTTATTATCCTGTCCGATTTGATAGGGATGCTTACAATGAAACTACAATTTATACAGATGTTTTAAGTATGGGTGGCATCCCGATAGTTGAGGTAATCGAATGAGAAGTATGTCAGCGGCATTTGTAGCGGCTATCGCATTGGGAACGGTTAAGATAGCCGAGTTGTATATCTTGGAAATGGGTGATGGCACAACCTACAGATATACGACACACAATGTACCGAAAATTTGGGATGCGGAAAATAATACCTATAATCCAATAGTTGCGGAACGTGGTGGAGTATCTTTCACTACCAATTTTGAAGTTGGTGAAGTCGGGGTTTCACTATCTTATATCGGTTCTGATATAGGTAATGATGTTAATAATGATATACTTGAGAGGGCTGTATTAACCATCAAGAGAATCAGATGGGACGCAGATTATGCACCGGATGAGGAACTTACTATATTCAAAGGTTTTCTTGATATTGATTTCAACAGGAGGGTTCTAAACTTATCTGCGAAGTCAAAGTTTGCTAATTTGAATGTTCAGATTCCAAAATTTCTTTATGAAGAATGTTGCAATTATAATCTATTTGATAATATGTGTGGTTTGGAAAGAGCAGACTACGCTTATTCTGGAACAGCAACAGATGGAAGTCGGACGACAGTAATAGACAGTAACAGGGGCTCTGTTTTCAAAGTAGCTTTTGACACTGGTGATTCCGAAAACCCAATCGAAAGAGGGGGGATAATAACTGGTGGGGGTAATGGCTATACTGCGGAGGTTGTTCAAATAGTATATCTTACACCAACAACAGGTTATCTCTGGTATGTAGAATTATCAAATTCCAATAACTTTGATGATGATGAAACATTGACAGCCCCCGGCACAGATGAACTTCTTTATGAGAATTATGCTCTTGGGGATAACGAAGCTCAGGGGAGTTATCCCGGGCACATGATAGGGCAAACTTTTACTCCCCAAATCACTCATCCAATCAGAAGCGTTAAATTGAAAGTTTATAGATTAGGGACTCTTACTGATGTCACTGTTAGTATTTATGCCTCCGCAGGGGGACATCCTATAGGGGGTTCTTTATGTTCTGTTGCTGTTGATGGAAGCGGATGGAGCACTTCACCTGCTGAGATAGAATGGGTTTTTCTTACAAATCCTTCTCTTGCTGCACTTGACCAATTTGCAATAGTCATAGAAGATAATAGTTATAATTCATCTAATTGCCCAATGTGGCGTGTCGATGGAATCTCACCAACGTATGCAGATGGGACACTTGAATATCATAATGGTGCAATATGGATTACTATTGCTTCTAAAGATTGTATGTTTAAGGAATATGGATTTGATGTTGGTGGTTCAATAAAGGTGAATGGGACTCCTGCGGCTGATCCTACTTTTTACGAGTTGGGCGAGATAGAAATGATTTCTGGGGACAACAGTGGTCAAAAGCGGCCAATAGCATTAGACTCAGCCGGTACTCTTACAACCCTTTGGCCATTTGTTAGTGCAATAGCTACAAGTGACACTTATAAAATATATCCCGGTTGTGATTTGCGTGGAATAACTTGCCATCAAAAATTTCATAATGAAGATATTTTTAGAGGTTTTTTGTATGTCCCAAGAGTTGAAGATACAATTATGTAAAATGTCTATCCAAGAAAAAGTAGCTGGGAAGGCAAAGGAGTGGGCGGATGAAAAAGTAAAATACCGCCACAGGGGAGTAACGAGAACTGGATGTGATTGTTCAGGACTCCTTATTGGAATAATGCGAGAACTGGGATACCTCAAAAATTTTATATATCCGGTGTATCCTTTGGATTGGAATTTACATGGTTTTGTTAAAAAACATAATTACATTACCGAATATATTGGGAAATATGCTAATCAAATTGAAAAAGAAACAAAACAACCCGGGGACATCCTACTTTTCAAATATGTGAAAGTAATTTGTCATACAGGCATATATATAGGCCATGACTTGTTTGTGCACAGTGTTATTGGTTCCCGTGTACGATACGGAACTTTGAAAAATTCTCCTTATTCTCATCGGCTCATAGAGGTATGGAGAATAGATGAAACGAGGATAAACTAAATGGGTAAAGGTTGGGCAAGATTAGGTCTCGCTATCGGTGGGGCTGTCATAGGCGGTATTATTGGTGGGCCAATGGGTGCAGAGTATGGTGCACAAATTGGCATGTCAGTAGGTTTCGTAGCTGGCAGTTTTTTGGGTAATATGGTATTCCCAGAAGATTATGAGTCTAAAATGCCCCCCGTCCACGATTACCCCGTTCAAAGTAGTGCTGTTGGAATCCCCATACCGATTGTTTTAGGCACCGGGAAACTTGCTGGTAACGTAATTCAGATGGGTGCTTTAGTATCATATCAAATAGCCCATAAATCTGGTGGTGGAGGCAAGGGTGGTGGTGACAAACAAGTATCTTATGAAACGAGATACAAACGAAGTTTTATAATTTCAATTTGTGAAGGGCCTGCTCGTATATTGAGAGCCTGGAAAGGCAAAATAGAAATACCTATTACAGAGTTCACTTCTTATTCAGGTGATGACAATAGTGGAATAAGCACACTGATAGGTAAGTCTTATGCAGAATATAGTAATATATGTTTAGCATATTTTGAAGATTATGAATTGGGTAATTCTCAAGCCATACCGAATTTTATTTTTGAAGTTAGTGCGGGTGTCCCCGAATATTATGAATTAATTGCTGGGGGGGATTCATATACTGATTCGCCAGCTACTTGTGCTTGGCACTTTAATAATGATGGTGTAATTCTCAAGGAATTGCTGCACTTCCCTTCAGGAAATTCACCAAGTATTTCGAGAGAATCTGCTATAAGTCCAATCGACCAATCTATTTATTGCTGTCATTGGAGTAATACAGATTCAAAAGGTGAAATCCATAAATTTGATAGTGATGGTGAACCGGTTCTTACATGGGGCACTAATGGAATAATACAATATCCATATTTAGCAATAGCAATATCTTGTGCTGTTGACTCCTCTGGTAATTTATATGCTGGTATTTACCATCATCCTGCGGAGGCTGCTCACAATGTTTTATATAAATATGATCCAAGCGGGAATTTACTCTGGTCAGCCCACTCATCTGCATTGGGCGATACTCGATGGGTTAGTCATATTCATATAGCATCTGACGGAAAAGTTTATCTTATTGAATACAATACAGTACCCTCTTCAACTTATCGTTGTTACAGGTTCTCACCGACTGATGGTTCTTATATTCAACAATATACACAAGCAGGGGGGGATGTTAAACCACACGGAATGGATGTCGATGATTTTGGTTTTGTTTATATAGTTACTTCTCAAGCAAGGATTGAACGGTTTAGTAACGACGGTACTCCTACTAATCAGATTCATTTGTACGAACCTTGGCCTATTTTTGCTATGACTGAGGGTGTGGTTGTTAAAAGTGGCCTCGCTGCATCGGCAACTATTGTTTATGTAGGTGGTTACAAACATAATGCTACAACAGTCCTTAATGAAAATAATATTTGGAAATATAATTGGAATTTTGATACTCTTTTGGACACTAAATTAATAGATTCCGATTACGCATCAACTGTGACTCGGTTGACTCAAGATAATTATAATGATATGTTGGCTATTCATGGTGCTGCCGCTCCGAATACTATTTATCAAATAAAGTGTTCTGATTTATCAACAATTAGAACTTGGGAATTAGCTTCTTATCTTGGTTTTGACTATTCGACTCGATTAACTAAAATAAACGAAGAAGCCTATGACATGAATTTCGCATCAATGATTAGAGATTTGTTGATCAATGAAAGGTATGGGGGATATGACGAGAGTGACCTTATAACAGAGGATTTTGATAGTGTCATTGCATACTGTAAAAATAATAACCTAAAAGGCAGTATTATTATTTCACAACAAAGACCTTTACCTGACTGGATAGCTTATATTTGCTCACAGTTTCAGGGATATTTCTATGAGATAGGCGGTAAGATAGGATTAAACTGTTATCGAAATCAAGCAAGTGTTCTTAGTATAACGCAAGATGATTTGATAAGGGATGGTGACGAACCCCCGGTTCATATAACAAAAAGGCCATACTCATCAACATTCAATAGATTAGAGGCCGTGTGGACAAATAGAAGTAATAATTATAAAACCGCAGCAGTCCCCGCATTTGATAGAGTTGACCAGAGAGAATCGAGGCAAGTACGCACCAAAACATTTGATTTGAAAACAATCACTAATGCTGAACTTGCATCTAAGATGGCATGGAGGATTTTTATTGACCAAATTTATAGATTTAGTCAATACACTTTCAAACTTGGCTATAAATCAATGTTACTGGAAGTTGGGGATGTAATTGATGTCACCGATGGACATTTGCTTACAGCGAAGAAAATGAGAGTTATGTCAATTAATGACGAGACAAATGGACGCAGAGCAATAGTCACAGCAGTTGAAGATATTTCTGAGCTCTATCCTACTCTTGCTTATGGTATTCAAGAATCAGAGGCCGAGATAGACCCCGAGATAACTTTAGAGGATGGTACAGTTGCTTTTAGAGAAAATTATATTGATAACAAATTATTCCTGTCAATAACACCCGGGGGTGTTCAATGCAATGGTTTTTATATTTATATGTCTTATGATGATGAATCTTATGAATTAGTTGGTAAAGTAGCAATAGGAGGTGTCACTGGTGGTCAAGCGAATAGTGCAGGTACAATTCAAAGCAATCTTCCGGCATACACAACAGTTGTTCATCGTAAAGATGAGGCTTTTGATGTTAGTATTGGGACTATAACAGATTTGGATACGGCAATCACTGACGATACTTTCTTAATAATCGAAAATTGGCAAAAATAGGCGACGAGATTATTGCCTACAAGACTTGTATCGAATCAGCCTCCGCAGGGATATGGAGAATATCAAATATCATAAGAGGCTTGTTTGGAACTAAACCCGTCGCACATTATCCTGCGGAGGTATTCAATACTTTAGATACTAATTTTGTTTACAATCTGCGAGGATCGGATATTGGAATGACACTCTATTTCAAAGTAGTTAGTTTTTATGCAGACAAAGTGCAGTTGATTTCAGAGGTCTCATCTTATAATCATTCTGTTTCTGGTAAATATATGAAATCATTACCGGTCTCATTGATGAGAATAAATGGACGAGAGGGGCTAAAGACTTATAAAACTGCTGATGTTACATTAGATTGGTATTTTGGGAGCAAGACATCGGGCTTTGGTAGAGGGGGTTATGGCAATGCCTTGTGGGGGGCTTATACAAAAGACCCGTTAATGGAACGATTGAAAGTTGAGATTGAAGAGCAGGATGGGACACCAATAACCGATTCTAATTATGAGTTGGCTGCTTATGGTGAGCCTCCCCAGCTTGAAATATTAGAAGCCGATAGAAACGGTAAAAATCCGATTGTAGTAAAATTAACTCCGATGAGTGGCTTGCTCGGTGACTCAAGACAGATTACGATTGAGAAAATATAATGAATTTGAAACCTAATTCAAGAACCGGCGAAATTTGGATTGATGCCAATACTGTGAAAGCCCCCACTATCAAGGGAGCTACATGGGTTGCTCATGGTATGACTGGGGCAATGGAGTTTTCAGATAACACTGACGATACTATCATTGCTCGCCGCAATGTGCCTTTCGTAATGAATCGTTCTATTGTTCCAATATTAACAATCTGTTGGTCTGCTGCTGGAATAAGTCCGGGTAATTGTGAATGGCAATTAGAAATCGATTGGTTAAAACCTAACGATGACACAACAAGAGTTACAGAAAGAATACTAACCAAAGTTGCTGCTGCATCAGCAATTTCTAATGGTATGATTATGACGGATTTCTCAGAAATAGGAAAACCAGATGAAGATGATTGTTGTTTTCACATTAGATTGAAAAGG